CATGTAGAGGTTTCGCTTGCCGCCCACATTGCATCCTAACCAACACACCCCGAGCCCGGCGGGTAAACCGGGCAGGAGGCGCGCAATGCCTGATTCCCTGATCTTTGTTGCCTTGGTCACGCTTTCGCTGCTCCTCGCGTGGGCTCTCGACTGCAAGCTCTGCGCCGAGCGGCGCGCAGTCTGGAGAGAGCATGCAGCGCGGCAGAGGCAGCGGCGGCATCTTAGGCAGAGCGTGCTGGCGTGGAAGAATAACCCGAGACGATGGAGGACGAAGCGATGATAGAAGCGATCTTAGTTGATAAGCGGAAAGAGAAGATCGACGGGCGCGATCGGTGGGTAGTGACTGCACAGTGCCCAACCTGCGAAGAGTCGAGGACCGTTGCCTTTGCTGGCTGGTCTGCGCTGATCTGCCCGCAGTGCTTGCGAGAGATGCACCGACCCAAGCCGAGGCGGGGGCGACCTCCTAGCGGCGGGACTCGCCCCTCTCGATCGGTGCGGATCGGTGATGCCGAGTGGGAGAAAGCAAAGAGCAGAGCGGCGGCGCGCGGTGTTACAGTGAGCAAATACCTTCGCGATCTGGTTAGGGCAGATCAGTAGCGAGGGCCGAGGCCCCCGGTCACTGACCGACCGGGGGCTTTCTCGCTCTAAGGTGCGTCAAGTAGTCGCAGCCCTGCTCTATGTCCCAGAAGGTAGTGATGCGCGCCGGCCCCTCTGCTTCGGGGTCGATCACGATTAGGGCAGCCGCCCCGAACTGCTGTTCGCTGTAGCCTTTGGAGCGTGCAAATTCGTCGTTACGCTTGTACCCGCGCACCCTGATCGCGTGCGTGATCCTCTCGTGCCGCTGCTCGGTGCTGAGCTGCCCCCATTGGTGGATGTGCCCAGCGGTTAGGATGTGGCACCGACCGTCGAGCATTGCTTCTTTGTTAGGCCCGTGCGTCGGGTGGAACCACGATCGCCCGGCGAAGTCGTGCCGCAAGATCCAGACGACGGGCTCAAGATCTGGGCGAGCTTTCCAGCGCAAGGTGATCCGCAGCTCGTCGGGCGCGTAAGCCATGACGCCGAATTTCTTAGTAAGCAGCTTATAAGGGTCCATCCCCGGCGAGTGCGCCCACGAGTCATGATTGCCGCCGACTAATGCGATCCACTGCATCGACCCAAAGAGCCACTCGGAAAGCCGCCAACCTTCCGACGCTGTAACATCTGAGTTCGCATAGAGCCGGCCCAGCCTCCCGATCCAATGATCCTGCATGTCTCCGACGCAGGCGGCGAGCACCCCGGAGGTTTTCCGCACCAGTTGGACGTGATCGTAAAGTTCACCCCAGGAGCACCCCGCGTTATCTACATGGGGATCCCCCATGATAAACAATCCGACCGGCTCGGCCTTCAGCTCTAGGTGCTTGACGTGGGCTTGAGCCTTGCTGAGCTTGCGCTCTGCTGCGTGGATCCGTTGCTCGATCAGATCTTCGATCGGGACCTCTAGCGGCTCGACGCTTTGATCGTCTACCTCGATCCGATCTACCGCAGGTGGCCGGGGTGCGGTGGCTGCTTTCTTGATCCGCTCTAGCGGGCTCCCGTGCTCCTTCACCCAGCGCACGAGGATCCGCGACTTGTGGTGGCTCAGTTGGGCCTGCTCGACTAGCCAGGAGCGCCCTACTTTGCCGGCTGCTATCTCGTCCCCGTAGCGATTCCAGAGCGGCACGAGCCACGGGTAACGCTTCCGATCCTCTTCCATCGCTCAGCCTATCCCCTGCCCTCGGGGTCTACTTCAACTTGCGACGATCTTTCTCCAGGCGCAGCCCGGCGAGCAGTGCGATCCAAAACTCGATCATTGCGAGCGGGCCTCGATGCGTGCGATCCGCCGCTTGAGCCGATAGCGCGCAGCCTTCGCCATCTTTGGCCCCTTTGCCTTAAGCCGCTCGCGTAGCTTGTCGAGGCGCTTTCCGCGTAGCCGCTCTTTGCGGGCGATCGATCGATAAATGCCTAGGGCTCCAAGAGCCACAAAGAAAGCGATCACCCCGTCGAGTGCCTCAAGGATGGGGTCGGGAAATGCCACAGCACGATCGAGCCTATAGGAAAGCTCGGCCGCAAAGGCTGCGTCCTGCTCCCAATGATTCAAACCGTCAACTTCGGGGGCTAGATCCGAGATCACTTGGACAAGCTGATCCATAACGAAGCCGCTGTGAGCGTTGAGGAAGTCCGCGGCTTGCTGCCGCTTCTCCATCCGTCGATCTTTCTTACTTGTCATCGCTTACAGCCTCCGAAACCTCGTCGACAACTGCCGCAATCTTGCGCCCCGAGCGGATAGCTTCGGCAGTGTCTACCAAGCCCTGCGCGCCCACTAGGCCGAGGACCATAGTCACGATCGCGTTTAAGCTCTCGTCGTCGAGCCCTAGGCCGAGCAGATCAGAGCCGGCAACGATCACGATCGCGCCGAGTGTTAGAAGCAGCTTACGGCTTAGAAACTTGTCCATGTTATCACCCTCCGAGGCAGTGCCGAACTAGAGCTATTGACACCACGACGAGCACAATAGCAGCGAGGGCCAACTGGTCGTCAATTTGATCCGGCGGATCTTGCATTAAAAACCACCATTTAGCAGCGTAAAGGTGAACGAGTCCCAGCCCCGTTCGCGGCGCTGAGTGCGGCAGATCGTGAGCAGCTCGTCGAGATCGCCCGGCCTTTGCAGGACAACGCAGCCGGCAGAGTATCGACCGACCTTGACCGATCCGAACTCGGAAGCGTTAGAGGAGCGGTGAAGGTTGATCCCGAATAGGCCGGTCTGAATGTTCGCGGGATCGTAGTCTACTTTGCTGTCGGTGTTGTCGTCCCTGTGAACTGCTACGGGTGCCGCCTGGACGAGAGCAGGCTGAGTGCCCCGGTGCTTGCCGAGCTTCCAAAGTCCGGGGTATTGCCGGTCGGCTACGATCGCCGCAGTCCCTGCCGGGTTGATCGGGTGGTTTAGGTAGTAGACTCCGGGATCGGTTGTCCCCGCAAACCACCGATCGATCCAGCGTCCCCCCGCCTTGTAGATTAAGTGGATCTCGTCGTCGAAGCGATCCGCGACCCCGTTAGGATTGCGGATCCCGATTAGGTTGAGATTCCAGTCTCCAGAAGTGAAGACCCGCCCGCCGATCGCCTCGACGCGCCGAAGGATAGGATGCAGCACTCCTCTAGCTTCCGGCCTGCCCGTTAGCCATCCCGGCGAGCTTCTCGCGGATCCAACTAATATCCGCCCGCAGCGTGTGAATGTCCTCGCGCATCTCGTCAAGCAGTTCGTTACGTTGCCGCACGAGTGCGACTTGAGTCTTAAGCTCGGCCACTTCGATCTGGGTTGTCTTCACGTCGCCCATAGTGGAGCGGAGAAAGTAGCCGAGCGCCCCGAGGACGAGGCTGGCGACTGCGGGAACAATAAGCGTCGGATCCATGATTCACACCTTGCGCCCTTAACCTCTTATAACAACTCGCGGGCTGGGTTGTCGATAGCTCTTAACGTAAGCCCAAGCAGCCCCGTCTCTTGCCACTGGATCGAGTCCACAAGGCAGACGAGATCCGAGACATAGATCTCGGAGTCGGTGAGTTTGATCACGTCGCCCGGTTGCAGAAAGCCAAACTCTTGATTGGCGGTGTAGGTAAAGACCCGCGAGGGCAGAGCAAAGGCGTGAGAAAGCCAGCCGCAGATCCTGCCCGCTGTGGCTGCGTTGTAGACGACATCGGTCCGCAGCTCGTGCACCCGCTTACCGAACCTGTCCCGGCTAATTCGGCAAGGCGCGTTACTTACTGCGCCGGCCTCGCTTGCGATCGTCTCGTCGTCGCCGGTCAGGACGTGCGTTGCGCTTGGCTTGTTTTCTTTCGCGTTGGGGCGATAGCTGAGCCGAAACTCGTTAGCGATCTGATCGACGCTGGAGTAACTGACCGCATTGTCTCGGGTTGCGTCCAGCCGGTCGACGTTGATCTCTGCGATTGCGTCGGCGGCTGTCGCATCGTAACGAAAGAGCGAATAGTAAAGACCCTCGGGGCCTTGCCGAGCTGAGATCGGAAGGATGGGGAGCAGGTGCTCCGACACCCACTCAAGCGGGCTAAAGCGCTCGCCAGGAGAAGGGACGATCGAGCAGTCGATCTGGAACAAGTTAAGAGGCTCGACAATCGCAGCGATCCGGCCCCGGTCCCACCGCACCGTGGAGCGCTCCAGCATCCACCGAAGCAAAGAGCCCGCGCCCCGGATTGCTCCGCCGTCGTGATCCGCGATCCCGGTTACGTCGGACGAGGACCAAATAACCCACCAC